AGATGATGTTGGTAGCAGATCAGTAGCTGTGGGGTCAAACGCCCTAGAGTCACAAAATACCGCTACCGCAGCAAATGTGTACAACACTGCTGTCGGCTATGGTGCAGGAGCGGCAGTCACCACAGGCATCCAAAACACCCTTATTGGTGCTCTTGCAGGTGATGCTTTAACCACCGGCTATAATAACGTGGCAATGGGCGTTGAGGCATTAACGACAGATACTCAAGGCGCTCAAAATGTCGCTATCGGCAAAAGCGCGTTACAAAATCAAAACTTTACAACTGCGACCACTTCTTACAATACAGCCGTTGGTATGCAAGCAGGAGCGGCAGTCACCACGGGAACCCAGAACACGCTGATTGGAGGTATATCAGGGGATGCTCTTACGGATGCAGATAAAAACGTAGGAGTGGGCTTTGGCGCTTTAGGCTCAGACACTTTAGGAAGCAAATCAACAGCTATCGGTGACAGTGCTTTAGGTAGTCAAAACTTTACTACCGCTACAGATACTTTCAATACGGCTGTGGGTTTTGAAGCAGGTGCAAGAGTCACCACGGGAGTTCAGCATGTTCTTATCGGCGGTCTTGCGGGCGATCACCTTACGGAAGGTAATTCAAATATAGCGATTGGCAAAGGCGCTCTTACTGCTGACACTCTTGGAAGCAATGCCGTTGCTATTGGTAAAGAAGCTTTAGCTACTCAAAATTTTACAACTGCAACAACTAATTACAATATTGCAGTTGGCTATGAGGCTGGTAAGTCAGTCACCACGGGAACCAACAACACCATTGTCGGCGGTCTTGCTGGAGATGCACTTACTGACGGCACTTTTAACACGTTTGTGGGCAAAGAGGCGGGTGGCGCTGCTACTACTGGTGATTACAACACGTTCATAGGCACCGGAACTATCGCGGGTACAGGTAACTTTGGCGCGGGTAGTTTGGTTACTACAGGCTCTAAGAACGTAATCATTGGGGGTTATAACGGAAATCAAGATAGCTTAGATATTCGCACCTCAAGCAACAACGTCGTCTTGTCTGATGGGGATGGTAATCCACGGTTAAGCATTGATGCAAACGGCGCAGAGCGTTATTGCTCTGATAATGCGGGAGCCGTTGCTGTTAGGCTGGTAGCTGAAAAGGCATCAATCGCTAGTGCTACAACAACAAACTTTATAAAAATTAAAGGTCAAAGCGGAAATATATTTGGTCTTTTGACTTTAAAATATGTTTTAGATGATGTCGGAGTAGACATTGGTACGGGAACTAAAACCTTCCGACTTTTTTGGAACGGAAGCGCAGGCTTGTTAAACGCGCTGAGCAGTGACGTTACAACTCGTGATCCAACCATTGCTATTGCCTCAACTAGTAGCACAGAAGTAGTGCTTTCAATAACGCAAATAGTCTCCTCGTCTGGCGGCACTTATGATTTTATGTACGACATGGAGTGGACGAGTCACGGCGGCGGCTTGGCACAAAATGTTTCTCTTTTAGAGGTGTGATATGAACGTAGAAAACATGATGATGGAGGATGTTAGAAGGCGTAGAAATCAGTTACTCCAAGAGTCTGATTGGACGCAATTCAATGACTCTCCATTAACAGATGCAAAAAAAACTGAGTGGGCTACTTACAGACAGTCATTGAGAGACATCACAAGTGGTCTTGATTTTTCAGGTATTACGCTTTGGGATGGAACAGTCTGCGAAACGTATATGCCAACCAAACCAAACTAAGGATTTAATCCATGACTGATGAAGCAAGAACCGCTGAAGAGAAAGCCAAGATGTATCAAGCGATGCTGGATGGCGCAAATGTCATCACTAGTGTGCTTGATGCAAACAACGAGTTCTACAACGACATGACGAATGCTGAGAAGCAGGAGCGTGTACTGCGTAGTGCTGGATATTTAGAATACGGCAAGGCATTAGGCGATTGGGGGTCAGAAGACTTCAGCGCCATAGATTCTGCTGTTACCGCAGCCAAAGCATATACACCATAAGGAAAAATAGACCGTGCAAATTAGCCTAGAAGAAAACGAGATCAATGCAATCCTAGCGATCCTTGGCGATATGCCAAGTAAGTCAGGCACTTGGCCTTTGATGATGAAGATTAAGGTACAAGCTGACGCGCAACTCGTTGAGCCAGAACAGGACGAAGAAGGTGAGGAAGAGACTGAAGAAGTCGTAAATGGCTGAAATACAGTTTCAGATGCACCCGCTTCCGTCAGTGTTTCTGATGGAGTTGGACATCCCGACAGAGTTTGTTGAATCGTGTAATGACTATCTTGATGAGTTAGTCACACAAGAAGATAAGATCAGCGCAGCGCATACGCTGGTAGGCCAGATCAAGACAGGTGAGCAGCTTGTTATGGATCACGAAGATCCAAGGCTTGCACCGTTTTCTAGGTTCTTGTGTGAGATGGGGGTCAATTACATCAACCAGTTTATGGCCCAATCTGGTCAGGTGCTGGACGGCAACAGAAACGTCGAGATGGATGAGCTATGGTCAGTGCATAGCTATGCAGGGGACTACAACCCGATCCACGATCATGGCACTAAGACGGTTATGGGGATTAGTTGTACGACATGGACTAAGGTGCCGACACAGATAGTGCAGGGGCCAAGGCCGGGATCGCAAGAGTACGGGCTGTATAACGCCTCTGGCGAAAGCGATGGCTGTCTTTGCTTCAATTACGGGCAAAGCAGCACATGGGACAGAGAGCGGCTAAAACCTACGCAGAATGTCGTAGTAAGGCCGCAGGTAGGTAGGCTATATATGTTTCCAAGCTGGATGCAGCATATGGTCTACCCTTTTCAGGGGGAAGGCGAGCGAAGGACAGTAGCCGCCAATATCAATTGTTTTCCTGTCGAGGGTGAGCAAGATGGACATAAGCATTAATGATACTGCTCAGATAAGTTGGAAGCAGATAGCGGTACAAAAGCAGGAGCGCCTGAAAACGGGTGCTGAAGGCGAGACTGTGCGCGAAGCGGTAGAAACAATAATACCGACGATCTACACCAAAGAAGGCAACAAGATTGAGGCGCAACCACTAGCGCCTACCCAACGAGTGAATGTATCGGTATGAGTGATAAAGGCGAACAAGCACTAAACGAGGTAAACGCGCATGAGCGAGAGTGTGCCCTGCGTTACCAGCGTATCGAAGAGCGTCTTGCAGAAGGTTCTGCGAAGTTCAAACACCTAGAACATCTTATCTACGGACTGTACGCATTGATTGCAGCGGCAGCTTTGCCGCAGTTCTTTATGGGGTGAGACATGATAATTGAGTCTGTTGCAGCCGCTGGCATGCTTCTCCAGCAGATCAATACCGTTATACAGAACGTCAATGAAGGCAAGGCCAATGTTCAGCAAGCTATGGCTTTGGTCTCGGACTTTGGTGAAGCTCTTAACAGCTTCGAGGTGGATCGCAAAAGTTCTGCTTTCAATGCGCTCTCTAAAAATGACATCTTGAAGCTACAAATGCTTCGCAGGAACCAAGAGCGATACCAAAAAGATTTGAGGGATTTGCTTCTCGTCGCAGACCCTAAGTTGTTACAGGATTACGATGCTGCTATACGGCAGCAAGAACATGACAGGAGGGCGCACGCAAGACTAGTGGCAAAAAGGAAACGCGACAGACAACTACTCATTCAACAAATTCTTGTTGGCGGCACTACGCTCATCATAGGGGGTGGGCTTGCTATTGCGGTTGTCGTTTTGATCATCAAAGCGTTTGGGTGAGCCTGTTGGAAAAAATTTTATGGGCACTTCTGATTACCGGCATAGCAGGGCCAACATTTTTATTTGCCGCCAGCTATTGGCTGAATATGACATGATTATGGCGTTCCTGTTAGTCATGTTAGTAGAAGGCGAGCAAGTCGCGGGTAGATTTCACTTCCGCAACATTCACAGATGCAATCAGTTTGCATATTGGCTAGAACAAGGAACTATTAAGCCGATAGAGGGTAGGCGCTTGAACAATCAAGAGAACATTACAGCTTACTGTATCCCTGTTAAAGTACCGCCAAATACTGCATTTTATGACTGATATGGCAGCAAAGAAGCTACAAGAAGGTTCTGAATACGCCGAATACGATGCGGATGGTGATGGCATTGTTACTGACGAAGAGCTACAAACTAGCAGAGAGCTACAAGAACTACGATTACGGCATGAACGAGCAGATGCCCAACGTGCTATGAGTTGGTTTGCGCTATGGGGAATGCTGCTCTATCCAAGCCTTGTGGTTGTCAGTGAGTTCTTCGGGATGAATCAAGCTGCCTCTATCTTAGGCGATATGGCGGCAGTCTACTTTGTATCCGTTGCAGGCATCCTAGCTGCGTTTTTTGGCGCACAAGCATGGTCAAATAGGAAATAGATTATGAGTATTGTTGCATCACTCGTTGGGCCGGTCACTGGACTGCTGGACAAGTTCATAGAAGACAAGGATCAGAAGAACGCCTTAGCCCATGAAATAGCGACGATGAGTGAAAAACACTCGCATGAGGCGCTCAAAGGCCAGCTTGAAATCAACAAGATGGAAGCTGCACACAAGAGTTTGTTTGTAGCTGGGTGGCGACCTGCTATCGGCTGGATCTGTGCGGTAGGGCTGCTATACAACACGATTGTAGCTAACGTATTAGGGATATGGATGGAGGTGCCTGAAGTAGATACAACGCTTCTTGTGCCCGTTATGATGGGTATGCTCGGATTGGGCGCAATGAGAAGCTACGAGAAGGTCAATTCCGTAGCACGGGAGAAATAATGGGTCAGTTGATTGACATGATCAAACGCCATGAAGGCGTCAAATCCAAAGTTTATTTATGCAGTGCTGGGTATGAAACCATAGGCGTAGGCAGAAATATCTCAGAGTCTGGCCTTGGGCTATCTGACGATGAAATTGAATATTTGCTGGCGAATGATATAGCGCGAGTAAAGAGCGAACTTGCCGACACATACTTTTGGTTCAATGGCATCAACGAAGCGCGTCAAGATGCAATGATCGACATGTGTTTCAACCTTGGTTTGACTAGATTGCGCGGTTTCGTAAAGGCCCTCGAGGCCATGTCACGCGAACAGTTTGATATTGCGGCAGACGAGTTCATGGATAGTCGATGGGCACAACAAGTAGGCACGCGTGCCATCAGAGTTACTGAAATGATACGTAGCGGTGAGTACATCTGATGCCCTTGCAGAAGTTTA